AATAAAGGTCCCATGCTCTCTACATACCCTCCAGTTTCGTAATCGTTTTCAGTAACTACTTTACCTCCTTGAGATTTTCTGCGTCTACCTTCGTTTACTCCATTGTCGTCATCCCAAGGACCTTTCATAATATCAACACCAATGTTGTAATGATCTCCTATGGCGTACATTACCTCTTCAGCTTCTTCTCTTTCTGAAGTATCGTTTTCTTCAGCTCTGTCTTGAATAAGAGCAATAAACTCCTGTAGGCTACCTACTCTTTCGTTGATTACTTCTTCAACATCTGCTAAACCTTCATCATCGTCTAAATCTGCTGTCATATCAGTATTAACTGGATCTGAACCTTCAAGTTGTTTTCTAACTTTAGAAACACCTTCGTTGAAACTACTTAAAGTCTTTTTAATAGCCGCTCTGAATTTCTTTAAGTTATCTAATACTTCTGCTTTATTACCTTCTTTAGCAGCATCGATTGCATAAGATAGATGACTACCTTCTGTGTGGTAATTAACATCTTCGAATGAATCAAATAATGCTTGCATTTTATCTATCGGTGTGTTTAATCTAACTTTTAATCCTGCTTTGAGCATTCCTTCGTAATCAAAATCACTAGAAAACATTTGACCAAGCTTGTATAACTTGTCAATTGATTTCATATCTGTATCTTTACCGTATTTAGCAATTCTAGCCATTTCATCATCAGACATAGCTTCTTTAACAAACTTAGCTTTAGCAGCATCAAAATCTCCTTTATGGAGACTATCAACTACTTTTCTACCTAAAGTTTCTAATTGATCTGCATCTAGTGAATGAGGCTTATTAAATCCTTTTAAGTACCCTTGGCCTATTGCTCCATAATCTGCTGGGTCAATAACATCTTCTGCAGACTTAGCAACTTTTTCTTGCATATAATCAGCTCCTGATTCGTAATTTACTGATAAAAACTCTTGAAAGTTATCCATTACGGCTTGCATGCCTTCATCAGAACCATCTGCTTGTTCTTCCCATTCTGGGTGAGTTTTATAAAAGTCGTTAATGATTTCATCATCAATTAAACTCTTACCGGTTTTAGGATTAGCATAATATTTTTTAATATAATCAGCTACTGAATCTGCTTGATCATATTCGTTTACTGGTTTAGTATGATTTTCTTTTAAATCAGCTTTCTTAAGTCCATTATGAACATCTACTTCATTACCTTTTTTAGGCTCAACCATTTGGTCGTGTTTATCTACCTTAGAAGATTCTCCTGCTATTAAGTTAATATAGTGATTAGCATCTTTCTGTAAATTAGCAATTACTTTAATTCTAGCTTTCATGTAATCTTCTTTAGATACATTCCCAGTAGAGTCTATACCCTGTGCTTCCAGTTCTGCATCAATTCCTCTTTCAACTACATTTATAGGAAATTGATCTGCTAATACATCAATATCTTTCTTAACTTCTTTCTTTTCAAAAATAAGACTCTTTTGTTTAAGAATAGATACGGAATCTTTATACCCGTTCCATTGAGTGATGAATTGCGGATATGCTTGTCTCATTTGACGGACAAATTCTGCTTCTTGAAGTTTACCTTCTAATACCGCATGATATTTTTGTGTTGCTGTTTTCATAAGTAGTCAACTAATTTAGTATTTGATGGTCGTTTAGGACGACTAACCTTTTTATATCCTAACTTCTTTAATGCATTTTTAGCTCTATTACCTTTACCAAAAGCAAAGGGTGTAGCATAATTCATTCCCTGTCCAGGAGTAAATGTAGCTGACCCTCCGGTAACGTTAGCTTCGTCTAACTCAGTCATTACTTCTTTAACTAATGATGTAAGCTCTGATCTTTTCATTACAGAGTTTTTAATTCATTAACTAAATCGTAAAATTGCATTAAATTAACCAAGTGGGTGTCGCCAATTTTTTCAGTCTTTTTTACAGGATTGATTGCTTTGGCTACTTCCTCTAATTTTATTTTTATTACTTCATCTGTTACTTTAGATGAAAGCTCATTTACCTGAATTCTCAATTTAGTCAATTCTTCATTAACTATAGTGTGTAAACGTTTTTTTGAATTAACTGAGGTGATAAATTCTTTAAGTATGTTTTTCTGTTCTGGCAGTAAATCTTTATATGTACTGTTAAACTTCTCTAATAAAATTTTAAACGTTAGTAGTTTAAGATCTTTATCATATTTAGAATACTCTTCGATTAACGTATCTTTAACGTCATTTGTATCTTGAGTTTTATCTGTTAGGTGTTCTAAAATAGTAACTTTATTGTCTACTAAGTACTTAGGGTCAACTAGCTCTTCATTATTTTGAGCCTCTAATAAACAGTACATAGCAGCTAGTGCTTTGTAGTCTCTAACTTGGATACTAAAAAACTCATCTACATCATAGTGTTTTTTAATTTCTGATATTAGTTTGTATTTTTGACTTTTGAGAGCATCTTGATTTAGTTTTCTAGATACTTCAGTAATAGTTGAAACTATTGCTTCTGCTCTTCTCTGTGTTACTCCTTTAGACTTTGTTACTAAGTCGTATAGTTTATATTCTTTTGCAAGCGAAGTTTTACTTGCATAGAATTCTTTGAGAATACCGACAGCCGGCGATTCTGCTCCAGAGAGAGTATCAGCCGCAATCTGCTTAACTAACAATTCAAATATTAGTCCAGTATTTCTATACTTAGAATGCTTTATTTTCATCTTATACGTTTACTATATATAAATATGCACTACTTACCTAAATCCTTTATTTGATCTTCGTTTAATAGTCCCTCGTTGTCCTCACTCGTATCTTTAGTAAAAACAATTTTCTTTAAAAGATCTTCGTTTTTAGCTAAAATAGTCTTTGCTACTGTGTTTTCATTGACATTATCGGCATCGCTAGGAAAACCACCTTTCATACCATGTTGACCTAAAGGATCACGTCCTCCTAGTCCTGCTGTAGTACCGTATACAGAAGCTTTTTCTTTTGGTCTTCCGCCTTCTGGGCCTGGCTGTCCCCATTCGCTATACCCTGCTGGTAGATTAGCTTGTTCTCCACCTTTTGGTGTAGCTGTTGCTCTTCTACCGTACATAGAGGCTAAGTCGTGTGGTGTACCGTAAGTTACTCCAGATGAAGCTGGGTCGTTACCTTCTGCTTCTATCTGTGCTCTTCTAAATTTACGTTTTTCATCTTCTACCATTAGATCTCTCATTTCCATATAAGCATCTTCTGATAAGTCAAATATATTTTCGTAAATATAATCTGTAGAGAATAATTTAGAATCCTTCATTTGAGTAGCTAAATCTACTTTTTCTTTAAGTAGTGCAACTTTCTCTTGTTCAAATATAATAGAAGGAGTAGTTAACTTGATTTCAAAGTTAGTAAGTGATTCACCTGAGAATCCTTGAGTGTATAAGTGAACTAGAGCTATCTTAGTAAGCTCTGATTCCATGATTCTTTGAATACGTTCTACTGTTCTTGCAAATCTAATATCTTCTGCAGCTAAAGTAGCTTTACCACTTAAGTCACCTTCGTAGCCAAAGTATGCTTTAGGTATCTTTAATGCTGCAAATAACTTAGATTGTAAGTATTGAACGTCATTAGTACCATCGTAATCTAATCCTTTGGTAGTTTCTATTTTAGTAGCTGTATCTCCTCCTCGTACAGGTAGATAGAAATCTTCCATCATATTCTGCATATTGAACTTCAAGTTATATTGACCTGTTTCTGGATCAACATAAGGAGTTTTCTTCATTCCATTGATAGTCTTTTGCATAAACTGCTCAACTTCATTTGGAGGAATAGAACCTACATTAATATAAAACATTCTCTTTTCTGGTGCTCTCATGATTCTATGAATCAACATTGCATCTTCCATTAAAGAGGTTTGTTTAAATATTTTTCTAGCTGGCTCTAAATAAGATCTACCGTAAGGTAGGTAATGAGTATCAGATATTAATCTGAAGTGAGCCATTTCGTAATTATCAATCGTAATATTATTATTACGTTTTCTTCCTCCAGGCATATAGTTAGAATCAGTAGATGCTGCTATACCGTCAGGATCTAATTCAAATTCTACTTTTTGAGGATTTTCAGGATCGTTACCTTCATGTCTAGCGATGTGGTAAACTGTATAGGGTAAGACGTTATAAACACCGTACTTCTCTGCTATCTCTAGCTTTAAGAAAAAGTCTCCGTATTTAACCATATTTCTAGTCCAAGACCAGAGGTTAAACTCAATATTTAAAACGTCATAAAATAAGTTGTAAAGTACTCTTTGAATATTTTCATCAGAAGATTTAATTCCTAGTACTTCATTTTGATCATTCTTTACTGTTGCTTCATCTGCTATAATATCGAGTGCAGAAGCTATAATTGGATCAGTATCCATTGCCTCGTAATCAGAATATAATTGAATACGTAGAGTCTGATAATTAAGGTTTGGATTAAATATGTTTGCTTTGTTGTAAGTATATAAACGAGTAAACCTATCCATTAAAGAATTGGTTTGATACTTACCTGTCGTCTGTATATTATTTGTGTCTACAACTTTTAGTTGTGTTCCACCCACATTACGTATTACTACGTCGGTAGAAAAAAGTCTTTGTAAACGTCCAAATAGCGATTTATCTGCCATTAATGTGTATTTTTATATAAATAGTCTATTTTAATAACCACGAAATATCTTCTGTGGTTCGTCCATTATCTATAATATAAGGATTATTTTGCGGACTTCCAACTGATTTTATTATAGCTTTATTCTTAGCATTTAGATTAGTAAATGAAGATAATTGAGCTCTAGCTAGGTCCATCCCTTGTTGTCTTAATCTTAATGCAGTATCTCTAACATATAGAGCAGTTGCTGCAGAGATAAGTAAATCATCATTATAATTAGTTTGTGCTTGAGGTTTTCCGTTTTTCCATACAAATACTCTCATCTCTCCTAAAAGCCTTTTAGACTGTATAGTAACGCCTCTTTCTCTAATATACTCAATCATCTTAGCAATTACTAAAGGTCTTGTTCTTACGGACATAGTAAAGCCTGGGACTAATTTATCTCTTTCATACTTGCTCATATAAGACTCTACAGTTTCCATTTGAGATGTAGAACTATAGTATAAATTACTATATTGACGTTCCATCACCTGTTCTATTGTAGCCCATCCTATATTTGCGTTTTCTATTACTAACAATGCTTGATTGTATTCTGTCGCTATTCCTACTAAGACATTTCCGTAATCCTTAGGAGATAATTTACCTTTATATTCTGCTACTTGAGTACAAGTTTCTACGTCAAATACGTGAAATGCAGAATAATCCGCAGAGTCTCCTCTAGCAACATCTGCTACTACCATATATGATTTTGTGTAGTCAACTCCTTCCCATATCCATAAATTACCATCTACACCTCTTCTCTCTAAAGGATCTTTTAAGTATGTTTGTTCATAAAACATCATGTCGTCTGGTTCAAATACTGTATCACCAGAAGCTAAGAAATCGCAATCACATTCCTGTCCTGCCATTCTAGGACCTAAATCTGAGTCTTGTTTTTCTCGCCATTCTTGGTCCCTTTCAGGATGTACTGTCCATGGTAATCTTATAGGTAAAAATGAATTCTCACCACTTTCTGCTTTATCCCAAGTCTGATGAAACCAGTTACCAATTCCGTTAGGAGTTGATAATGCCATACACTGTCCACCTGTTGCTAAGGTTTGTTGTGCTGCTGTAAACGTTTCTTGAATGTTATCAATAAAGGCTGCTTCATCGATAAGCAGTAGTGATACTGCCTCTGACCTTGCGGCATCGGCGTTAGAAGATTTAGCTGTAATTTTCGATCCATTCTTTAGTCTAAGTGATAATTTATTTTTCTCTACTGCTGGTAATCTTAACCATTTAGGTAGTTGATCATACATAAACATAGTCTTAGATACTAAGTTTCTTGCAGTAGCTTGAGTTGTTGCTAGAGCAAGTACGTTCTTATCCTTATGAAACAACATAAGCCACAGAGAGTAACCTGCAGCTAAAGTGGATATACCTAACTGTCTTGACTTGAGAGTAATTAGATATTGATGATCTCTAAATAAATGTAATACTTTATCCTGAAATGGATATAAATTAAATAATATACGTCCTCTTGTAGGATGCTGTATATAGCAATACTTCCTCATGAAGTAGGCCGGATCTTTAGCACACTTAAAGTACTCTTGTGCTATTATTTTTTTTATATCTTTTGCCATAACTATCCTATATTGGATTTATTTTTTCTATTTCTAAAGTGCCTTGAGTATTACCATTGTTCCTTGCACTTATCTGGACGAAGTGTGGTTTACCTCGTTTTAGTATGTGAAATAATATTCTTACTCCTCCGTAACTATCTGTATCTAATATCTTAATATCTTTATAATCCCCTTCTTTATTGTAGAGAACTATATTAGTACCTTGAGGGTATGATTCTACTGTAGCATTAGTTCCTGATGAGTTACCAATTATTTTAAAAAAACCAGGGTTAACATCAGTTAAAGACATTGCAAAGCCTGCTAATGCAACTACTGCGTCAGCTATTTTACCCGGTGGAAACTTCTTAAATAGGAATTCAATAGCTTTCAAAGCCGCATATTTTCCTCTAAGTTGATCTATATCAAAATCTTCTAAACTTATACTTTCTAAGCTGTACGACACATTATCTGCAGATCCAACTAAAGAGCTTATTTTACTCCTTAATGGTACGATTGCTTCTTTAAACTGATCTACATCGTACCCTTTTTCATCATTAGTTAAATTATAATCTGATCTAACTTTAGAGTATTTAGCAAGAAGACCTTTTGCTTTTCCACCTTGTGCTTTTTGCTGTTTTAAAGAAACTGCTACTAAAGAAGCTTCTTCACCTGCTACGTTTGTAGTACCTCCCCATTCTTGCACAAAGAAATTATTAATTATTTCAATATTGTCTGCAGAATTAATATCGGGTATACCTTTTAATTGTACGTATAAATCTCCGGGGCACCATTTGTCTTTATCATATCCGGTAAGTTGTTTGGCCTTACTTCTTATCTCATCAAATTTTCCTGAACGTATAAGTTTAGCTTTAGGGTATTTTTCCTTAATAGCAAGAGCACTAGATAGAGGTTGGTTAACAAAGTTTACATGCGAGTTTTTAGGTTCAAGCGCTGATAAGTATGAAACAATTTTTTTGGTGCTAGTTGAATCTTCTCCAGGAATTTCTGCTGGCATTGTACTTATTAAACGTTCTGCTCTTTCTGAAATGTTTTCTACTGTAAATGGTGAAGTAATATCACTAACATAGAATAAAGAAACTAAACCTTCTTTTACATCTGTATCTGCACTATCTTCTGCTGCTGTTCCTTTTACTATAATCGAATAATCATTTCCCCTAAACGTGAGTAATGATTGTCCTACTGAAGAACTCGATGATCTGGCTTTAGTGTAAGAGGTTATGTCTTCTTCTTGGTTAGCTAGTTTTTCTAATTCTGTAAATACCTCTCCTCTAAGTGTGCTTGAACTTGCTCCTCTAGATGGAATTTCAGAAAATTTTAAAACAATCTTAGATGTACCTGCAGTAGCTTCTATATCACCGTATCTGTTTATTTTACTCTTAATAAGGTTTACTAGATCTTTATTTTCATTTAATAAAGGAATAAAACCAAACATAGATTCAAACAAAGCCATATCCTCTTGACTATTAATGTCAGGATATCCTTTTTTGGTCTTATATGACCATTCTAATATGACTCTATCGATAAGATTCATTATATTTACTTTTTAATGATCGTCTTCGTCTTCGTCTTCATCATCACTATAAAATTGGTCATAATCAGTTCCAAAACTCATAGCAAGATCTTGCATAAGCCAATTAGGTACCTCATCACCTTCGAATTTACCTCCTTTAGCATAAGATCTTAAATCATTTTGAAAAGATTCAACTGTATCATAATACTGTTCTATACTTTCATACTCGTGTCCCTGTTCATCAGCAAGACCTAATAATTCTTGGGTAGCAGTAAGGTACTTATTATAATTAGGATCAAGTACATAATGTTCAAAGCTTTTATCATTTTCAAAATCATATCCACTTACATAAAAAGCACCTTCTTGTGGTTTATCGCCTAATACTTTATATCCCTTACCGTGTGAAGGGCTAGAGGGATCAAACCATTGTTCTTCTTCAAATAAGAGGCCTTCAGCTAAATAAGCTTTTTTCAATTGATGTTGCATAGCTTCTCTTTCTTCCCTGTCATACTGAAATGAATTGGGGATTATATGATCAAAATCGTATGCATTTTTTATTTTTCCAAATTGTCTAACGTAGCGTTCTAAATCTTCTTGTGTATCAGTAACACCGTAAGGGTTAAGGTAAACATCTACAAATTTATCAAAAGCTTTTTTTTGACCTTTATCTAACCCACTTAAATCAACATTAGATAAATCATGTCTTTTTCTTGGTGCTGATGGGTTACTGTCTCCAGCCATTTCATCGTTATAGTAATCAACTGCCATATCTACGATATCACCAGAAGGTACATCTTCTTCTTTTTCATCAGAGTAATATTCTACAGAACTATCTATGATTGCTTTTAAATCTTTATCAGAAATATCTGGTAATTGTCTTTTAATACCTGCTTCTACTTCTGCTTTATAAGCAGGATCATAGATGGCATCATTAACCTCATCAAAATCGTAAGTTAATTCTTCTTTTAATAGCTTACTATTAGAAGTAAGTTTATTTTCTTTTAAAAATTTTCTTAGGTTAAAGTTATTCATTGTATTTGCTTTAAATCTTTTAATATTCTACTTCTTTTCCTTCAGCGTTAAATTTATATATAACTGCATTATCTCCATCTCTCATTTCGATAGCTACTACTTCATCCTCTTCTCTCTCATTTTCTGGGACTGGTGTGATAGTATCTATTCTCATACCGTCGTAGTTGGTGTATTCTCCTACTGTATATACCTCTCCGGTTGGAAAAGTAACAGAATTAATAATTTCTTTTTTAGTAAATTTTACTTCACTTAAAAGTTTAGTAGAGTTAGTATCTCTATTTTCTATTAAAAATTTTCTTAAATCAAAGTTATTCATTGTATTTGTTTTTATATATTTAGACTACTAATTATCTTAATCCTCAGGACCTTCGATCTTATCTCCTTTTCTAACTACAAGCCAATCTTTAATTCTATCATGGTACTTATCATCTACATCATCCAATGCAACTAATTTACCGTGTTTATCAGAATAGTATAGATCTGCAGGGGCAATTTCGCCAGGGAAATAAAGTGTTATTCCTGGGGTTTCATTAAGTTCATCTTCATTTTCTACTGCTCTACTATTAGAGGTAAGTTTATTTTCAGTTAAAAATTTTCTTAAATCAAAGTTATTCATTTTATTTATTTTTATTTGATGTTTATACTAATCTAAATCTCCTAAAGAGTTGAGAAAGTAATTAGCTATTTCAATTCCATCTTCATCGTCTCTCTCTTCAAAGTATTCTAAGTATTGATCTGCAGAAAGAATAAGAGCTTGGACATCATCAATACCGTCTTTTCTAAACGGCTTAGTTCCCATTATAATTTTTCTTCCTTGAGGTGTAGACTTATACATATCGGTTAACTTTTTAGCTACTTTCAAGTATTTCGGATCTCCAGTCTCTGGTTGATGTACAGGTTTCACTGGTTTACTTGCTTTTTTCCAAACTTTAACAGCTCGTGTAATCCACAAACGATTACCATAGTTGTCTAATCCATCAAAATATTTTACTTCTCCATTTTCATCTTTTACTAAATCCCTTGTTCCTGTGTGACCAATTTTTTTAGTATGTGATTCTTTCCTTTTATTTTTATAATAATCTCTTACTTCTTCTTCTGAATTCAACTTCATAATTTCATCAGCATAGAATTGATAATCATACTTAGAATTGTACGGAACTGGGAATGCACGGCCGTAACTTTCATCTTCCCACTTAATCAGCGCTATTTGTTGAGGTGTTGCTCCTGAGATATTTACTGTATAATCTGCAATACCACTAGACGTATATGTATCTGCACTATTAGAAGTAAGTCTATTTTCTGTTAAGAATTTTCTTAAATCAAAGTTATTCATTTTATTAATTTTATATTAAGCTTCTGGATCTTCTCCTGGTTCTTCAAAGTCTATTGGTTCTCCGCCTAAGTCTGCACCTCCGGCATCATCTGCTGGTGCTTCATCTCCTCCAGCGTCTCCACCAAGAGCATCAACTCCTGCATCATCTCCTCCGCCTCCTGCATCAGAACCAGGGAAGTCGCCTCCTCCACCTCCACCGGAACTTCCAGTATCGGTATCAGCAGCTTCTGCATCTCCAGACCCGCCCATTGGTCCTTCTTTGTAAAGCCTAGCCAACTTATCTAAAGCTTGTTGATAATCATCTATCTTATCGATGTAATAGCGTTTACCTAGTATCTGAGCTTCAAATGCTGTTCCAGTCCACTTAAGAATATAAGATTGACCGTTTTTAATGTTCACCCTAAATGATGATGGTCTAGGCGAAATCCAGTCAATACTGGTTACAAATTCTTTAAACTGATCAGTTTGTAGCTTGATTATAGCTTTTTTTAATGTTGGGAACTTCCCTAGTATAATATCTGTTGCATCCTCTAATATAGTCTCTTTAGGAGCATCCATATCAGGTTCTTCTTCTGGTACTGTTTCTTCTTTTATTACTCCTTCTTGATAATACTCATCATCGTCGTAATCATCATAGTCATCGTAATCATCTTCTTCTTCAAATTCAGGCTCATAATCAAATATACCTCCTAAAGTATTCTTGGTGTACTCTCCTTCTTTTGACTCTATATAGTCTAAGATAGAAATTAGCACATCTTTGATTGTTTTTTCGTAATCAGTACCTTCTTTAAATATTTTTGCTACTACAGCTCTTAATGGATGATTTGCGTTAACTAAAAATGAGTGAGCAGGTCCGGCAGTTTCAATACCATATCCTGTAAAATATTCATCACCGTCGTTATAGTATCTATAAATAATTCTATTGATAGCTCTTAACATTTCACCTTCTACTGTTTCTGCATCTCCGTTTCCAGGTACTAACTTATCGTATAAAGGTTCGTTTCTATCTTCTAATTCTTTACCTACAAATTCAGTAACTACATCTTCAGTAGTATAAGCATCGTATCTATCTTGATCACTTTGTGCTGCATTTAGCATATCGTTTAGGTCATGATCTTTTTGGAAAGCAGAATTTTTTAAAGTTACTGCGTTAGGTAAATCATCTCCTCTACCTATGTGGAGTTCAAAATCCTGTCCTTCTTTATAGTTAGATTGTAAATGATCAACTACATCCTGTATTCTATCTAAATCGTACCCAAAGGTAACTAATTCCTCATATGCTTCATTTATCTTTCCTACTGCTTGATCATACGACATATTCTTGTTATATACTGATGCTGCTTTTTCAATAGCATTATCAATCTTATTTAATTGATCACCGTACATATCAGCTACTGGTCCTCCTGTTGGTTCGATTTCTGGATCGTTTTCCATATCGCTCATTACTTGAGCTCTTTTAATCTTTAACTTACGAACAATCTCTCTTGCTTTCTCTTCTTTTCTTTGTCCGCTAGCATATGCTCTTGCAGCTGCTTTGCCTTCAGGAGATTTTTTATAAGCGTCTAATTTTTTCATATCATCAGCTCTCATCTTAGCAACTCTTGCTCTCATAAGAACTGGATCGTTATAGTCTAATGCTTCTTGTACAGGTTTTACTCTGTCGCTAGGAAATCTTTTAACTGTGCTACCGTCGAATCGTACAAAGGTTTTGTCACCTTCTACTTTTTCAACAGAACCAGTACCGAACATTCTACCGTCTTTATCGTATACATGAACTAAGTCATAATGATCGTTGATACCTTCTTCTATTGAAGTAAAAGCTTTCTCAATACCTTCCATCATTCTCTGCATCTTAAGCAGATTATACTGTTCAGGTCTCTCTGTTCTTAAGTATCTTTGTAATTTTCTGAAATTAGTTCTGGTTAACTCGAAAAACTCTCTAGCTGCTTCATCTTTTCTAATATCATCAGACCCCATTAACTTTTTAATATCGCCTATAATATCTGAGAAATTTTTATAAAGAGAACCAAATGAAGGTAGTGTTATTACCTTATGTCCAATAGTACCTGTTGTAGTATTTTTCTCTGAAGCTTTAAAGTATGTTGACATATCACTACTAAAGAAATCGTGTTTACCATCAAACTTTGGTTCACCATACCTTTTGACGATACCTGCTCTTTGCTTATCCGTAAGATCCTCCCATTGAGTAGTTCTGTTACCAGTCTCTTTTTCAATTTGAGCTTTTGACATTTCATCAATGACTTCGCTGTACGATTCTAATATTAGTTTTTCAAGCTTATGCATATCTTATTTATTTCTACAGTGAGACTTTCCTTTTAAAAAAGGTCTTTTACAGTTTCCTTTAACATGTACTCTACCGCATTTACCGCAGCATGTTGCTCCTTCAGTTAATTCGTCCTTGTTTACTAAGGTTAATTTAAAAGAGTCATGTAAGCCAGTTTTCCTTTTACCTGGTTTGCCGTTAATAACTCTAACATAAGCATCATGTCTTCCAACTTTTCCATCTACTCTTTGATAAATATTACCGTGTTGATTTTTAACATAATCTCCAGGCATAATTTGACCTCCTTTAGCTTCGTTTATATCAGCATCTAATTCAAACTTCTTAAATTTATTTAAATCGTTTAAACTTTTCAATTCAACTCTTTTGCCGTCATTATCTAATCCGTAAATATTACCATCATACTTACCCATTCCATCAGAACGTTTACCTGCTAATTTTTGTTTTAATTCAGCTCCTGCTCTACGTTTAGATACTGATGAAGTCATTCCTAGGTCTTGTCTAGTAGCTTCTTCCATATGCCTCTTTCCTAGTCCAGGTAAGTTTCTTAGATCTTGTACATATTGATCTGTTTTAACTAAAATAGTACCTAAATTATGACCCTCATCATTTTCATCTACTTTCATTAAGGTAATTTCTGATACGCCAGGATTAAAGTCTGGATCTTTATCTTTAAAGTTACTATTGTAGTATTGTTTTTGATGCATTCTATATTTTTGACCTTCATGCTCTAAATTATGATATTGCATGTGAACAAACATTGGTG